ACAAAATGTAGATGTATTTACGCTTATGGAAGAGAAAATATCTTCTGATCCAAATTTTGCTTACTGGCACGAAAAAGTTAAAGGTTTAGTAGAAGGGCTATCTGAATGATTTCTAGCATTATATTTCTTTTTTATGTATTATATTGCCTGGTGATTTGGACTTTATTTAAAGGATTAAAATGAAAAGATTATTGTTTTTGGGTTTGTTATTATGTACCTCGCATCTCTATGGCTTAGACTTATTCACACGATTATTACCAAAAGGAGATATAGGAACTCGCGAACTTGTTACAAATGCAATAAAGTCCGCTGATTTTAATACTGTTTTTGCTAATATTAATTCCGACACTCCTCAATCTGATCTTATTACATATTCTACGCTTGCCCAGACTCATCTCGGAAGACCAATCCCTGTTTCAATATCTCGTAAGGCCCTAGCTGCGGGAAAAATTGCGTTAAGTATTTCTCTATTATACAAGCTTACGGATTACTTTAAGTCAGAAATTCAATGTAATAAGGATTTTTTACTTAGATATAAATCATTGCATAATATAATGATGGATTTGGGATCTATAGCCGGATGTATTTCTTTTTATGATTTGCTTAATTCCGCTGCTAATGAAACATTTAACCATCAAGTCAAATATAAGAAGCAATTACTTATACATTTACATCTCAAAAGCCTGATCACAAGGGCCTAAAATCCTTGGAGGCGCGCTCGTGCGAAAAAGGAAAGCGAATACCTGTATAGAATTCGATTATAAGCCACTTATTGGTATCAGAAAGACCGGTAATTCCTATTTGAATATGCCCAAGGGGGATATAGAATTAAGAAGGTTTATAAAAGAGCTTATAGACTGGGCTCAGCAAGATGATGCTGTTATTTTACAAGACTTTATCAGATTGAAACGTGTTAATCCTATTTCTTTCAGGAATCTTTATCGAGATAATAAGAACGAAGAATTTACAGCTGCAGTGGAGTTTGCTAAAGCATGTTGTTACACGCGTTTAATAAAGAATGAATCGCGCGTTCATTTTGCCAACGTATCTAAATTGATGCCTCTATATGATATATTTTATGGTGATTATCTGGAGGCTATTGAGAAAAAAGAGCAAACAAAGAACTCGAATTTTGTTATAGAAATGCCGCCTATTAGCAGTGAAATAATGCCAAGGCCCCCTAATCCACTTTTTGAAAGCAACGAATGATACTATCTACATTGCTATTTACCAAACGTTTATGAATATTGAAACAATAATTAAGCTTAATAAATTTGTCCCCAGGTTTTATCAGGCTCCTATTATTGATTCTATTGAAAATAAAGGATATAGGCGTGTACTTGCTATCCTTCCCAGGCGTGCCGGTAAAGATATTACAGCATTTAATCTCTGTATTAGACAGTGCCTTAAAAAAGTATGCGTTATATATTATATATTTCCCACTTATTCACAGGGAAAAAAGGTAATATGGGATTCTATCACAAACTCTGGTGATAGAATATTGGATTATATACCTGATGAATTGGTGGAATCAAAGAACTCGCAAGAAATGAAGATTCGTTTTAAAAATGGTTCTCTATTGCAGATTGTGGGATCTGATAACTTCGATTCTCTTATGGGAACTAATCCGCAGGGTGTGGTGTTTTCTGAATACGCATTACAAGATCCTCGCGCGTATCAATATATAAGACCCATTTTAACTGCCAACCAAGGATGGGCATTATTTCTTTCTACACCTCGTGGCAAGAATCACCTGTGGGAATTATATGAAATAGCTGCAAGATCAGACGAATGGTTTTGTTACAAGTTAACTGTAGAAGATACAAAACACATATCTCTTTTCGACATAGAAAAAGAAAAGTCTGATGGATTGATGTCAGATGATCTAATTCAGCAGGAGTATTATACCTCATTTACTATGGGTGTAGAGGGATCATACTATGCTAAGTATTTAGATAAGATGCGTATTAAAAATCAAATTGGCATGGTACCTTATGAGACAGGCTTTAAAGTAAATACTGCTTGGGATTTGGGAATGAGAGACTCTACCACTATCATCTTTTTTCAGGTTATTGGTCAGACAATTAGAATTATAGACTGTTATGAAAATTCCAAACATGGATTAGAGCATTATATTTCTATTATTAAACAAAAAGAATATATCTATGGTAAGCATATAGCACCTCACGATATTAAAGTTAGAGAATTTACTTCTGGTATATCGCGAATCGAGAAAGCTAAACAACTTGGTATTAATTTTACAATTGCTCCAGATTTATCCATAGAAGACGGAATAGAGGCTGTGAGATCTGCGTTGAGTAAAATATGGATTGATGATAGTAATTGTGCACCGCTTTTGAAAGCTTTAGAAAACTATAGACAGGAATACGATAATAGACATAAAATATATAAATCTCATCCCCTGCATGACTGGTCATCGCATTGGGCGGATGCAATGCGATATCTTTGTATATCTTTACCTAAAATGCGAGACGGATTAACCGCCGAAGATTTAGATAAGAGATATCAGCAAGCAATGTATGGTAATAAATCTAATATGCCTTCTATTTTTAGAGACGACTTGCCACAATACTAACAAAAAATTTATTGTTCTGTGTAATATTTGCCACAATCTGTTTTTGATATATACTATAATTATTGGGCGGTTAGCTCAGTTGGTAGAGCATCAGCCTTACAAGCTGGGGGTCAATGGTTCGAGCCCATTATCGCCCACCATATTCCCGTGTAGCTCAGTTGGTAGAGCAAATGACTGTTAATTATTAGGCCACAGGTTCGAGTCCTGTCACGGGAGCCATTCGGGGCTTTAGCTCAGTTAGTTAGAGCGTCTGCCTGTCACGCAGAAGGTCGTGGGTGCGAGTCCCATAAGTCCCGCCACTTTATTATTTTGTATTTTGCTGAAGAGTTGCGTGCTTTTCTTGGAAGCGCACATATGATAAATTGGACCTGATACCATGGGTCCAATTTTGCTTGCTATTAGATTATCATAGCATTAAACTTAGCCTGAAAAGCAGAGCCGAGATATCCCCCCTATACTTCATTTCGTTAAATCTGCTTTTCAAGAAAATAGATATTGATCTTATTTTCTAATTAGGTAAAAAGTGAAAATAGATATTGATCTTATTTTCTAATTTAAGCGAAAGTGAAAATAGATGTTATTTCCGCAGTTGGGTCCGCAATACTATGAAGAAAGTCCCCATAATAGAAGTATACTTTCACGTATGGAAACTTTTTATGCCGAATCAATAACATTAAATCAATCTTACTGGGCTGAAGGTGATACCGATACCAGATTCTATTGTGGAGATCAATCTTTTTGGAATGATCTTTACGGTAACGCGCCAGTAAATCGTAGAAGGCAGTTTACTTTCAATCGTATACGTAGAGTAATAGAGATGGTATCTGGATATCAAAGAAGAAATAGAAAATCCACCATAGTGATGCCTTATGAAAATGGTGATTCTGAGACAGCAGATCAGTTTAGTAAAGTACTCAATTGGGTTAATAACCAGGAAGGGGTATTAGAAACCATTTCTGAGTCCTATAAGGGCGCACTAATCACTGGCATGAATCTATTGCAATTGTGGGTTGATTACCGTTCCGACCCAATTTCTGGTAATATTAAGGTTGATAATTGTGCCTATAACAGTTTTCTTATTGATCCCTATTTTAGGAAGTCCGATCTTTCAGATTGTAATGCGATCTGGAAGAGGACTTTCCTTACCAAGAGAGAATGCCTATCTCTCATGCCAAACAGAGCTGAAGAAATATTAGGACTTATCGGTAACGAATCAGGAAATGGACGGGACATGAAATTCCAATTCCTTCCTGAATCTTATAATTATGGCATGAAGAATTTGTTAACTTATGACGAATATTACTATCGTGATTTTAGAACCCAACGTATGCTAGTGGATGCTCAAACTGGTGAGACATTTGAATGGAAGAGTACTGATAAAGATGATGAATTAAAGTATTTCTTAAGTATTTATCCGCAAATATCTATTATAGAACAAGAAATACCAACTGTGCGAATGGCGATTGTGATTCAGGGGAAGGTATTTTATGACGGACCAAATCCTTTAGGAATTGATCGCTATCCTTTTATCCCAGTTTTGGGTTATTATGAGCCCGCAACCCCTTACTATCCATACCGAGTGCAAGGTATGGTACGCGGGCTCAGAGATGCCCAATATCTATACAACAGGCGTCGCATAACTGAATTGGATATACTTGAATCTCAAATAAATTCTGGATGGAAATACAAAGAAAACGCCCTAGTGAACCCTGCCGATGTTTTCTTACAAGGACAAGGCAGGGGACTGGCTTTAAAAGATGAAGCATTGATGTCTGATGTGGAACAAATATTGCCACCCAATGTACCTCCATCTATGATTCAACTTTCCGAGCTTTTAGGTAAAGAAGTGCAGGAAATATCAGGTGTTAATGAGGAGTTGCTAGGCAGTGCATCGGATGACAAGGCTGGCGTACTATCGATGTTGCGGCAGGGTGCAGGTTTAACTACCTTGCAATCTCTTTTTGATCAGTTAGATCGTTCACAAAAACTATTAGGGCAGCTAATGGTGGAAGTAATACAGGCAAACTTTACACCTGGAAAGATAAAAAAGATTCTTGAAGGACAAGAACCTACTGCACAGTTTTATAATAAGGCGTTCGGTAAATACAATGCTGTGGTAGAAGAAGGCTTAAATACTGCTACACAAAGACAAATGCAATTAGCTCAGTTATTAGAGTTAAGGAACGCAGGAATTGCCATCCCAGATGACGTATTATTAGAAGCTGCTACTTTACAGAATAAAAAAGAGCTTATAGATAAAATCTTAGCGCAGAAGACTCAACAACAGCAACTACAAGAACAGCAAATGCAGGCTCAAATGGCGGAATTACAATCTAGAATTAAATTAGCTGAAGCAAGAACAACAGCTGATCAAGGATTGGGGATAGAGAGAATAAGCAGAGTGGAAGAGAATAGGGCGTTAGCAGATGAGCGTAGAGCGCAAGCTAGAAAAGATGATGATATTGGGCTGTTAAATCTTATTAAGTCTCTAAAAGAAATAGAAAATATGGATATTACACACCTACAGAGCTTACTAGCTATTGCAAATCAGCTTAAAGCTGCAAATAATCAGGAACAAAATAATACTACTGCGCAGCCTCTTAAAAATACTTCACAACCAGATATAGTCGAAGAAAACATTTCTTCCGCGGGGATATAATATGGTCAGAAATGAAATTTTATTTGATGTAAACACAGTATGGCAGGTATGGAACAAACAAAATGCGCCTAAAATTGATAGTTTATTATTCTGGAGTGATCATTCATCTCGTAATCATGTCAGTATAGGATACTATAATGATGATCTAGAGAAAACGATACTTACATTTAATGAATTTTGCTGCGGTTATGAGCATACTGAAGATGAAATAGATGATGTGTATGCATGGACCAATTTGCCACAAGCAAAAGATATGTGGAAACCATATCTCGAATCCTCTAATAAAAAAGGGGTTGTGAGTGGAACAAGAGAAGAATCTGTACATTGCGGACATGAAAAAGAACAGGAATTTTAATGCATTTTTCATTTTAAGTCAAATTTAACAAAATAGGTAGTTAGAGGAATTTTTTTTAACCTTGCTTATAGCAATTTCTACTAAGGAGCCAAAATGGCAAAAAGAAGATATCACCAATCCATGAGAGACCGCATGGATGAGAGTATGGGTGAACGCAAATATCTGAATCATGAAAGAAACATGCATAATGATGAAATGCGCACCGACAAAGAACCTTATGGAGCTGGTCCGTATCACTATGATAGGGAAGAAAGATCTATGTATAGAAGAATGGGTGGAGCAGAATACTATGCCGGTATGGAGCCTCGCAGACGCCAAGAAATGCGTGATGCTGGCATGATTCATGAAGATCCATATTCTGTAGCTAATCTTCCGCAAGATGTGAGATACCATGCATATCCAAAAGTTCGAAATGGTTTACCTGAAGAATTGGATGATACGATCAATGGTATAGATAGACAAATAGAATATGATCATGGTCATGCTATGAAACATTTTTATCCGAAGAAGGTATAACTTGCCTACAATGCTGAGAATTCCCGGAAAACCTATGAAAATAGCATATTCGCTTTTAGGTGTGCCGGCGAATATAAAATCTCATAGAACAAAGCGGGAAAAACAGATTAATAAGCAGTTGATCTTTCAAGAGACAACACGAGTAAGATAACAAAGGGGGCAGATGCCCCCTTTTAACTATGAGGTAAATATGGCAAAAGTACCAAAATTTCGTAGCGCTTCTCGTAAGTGCAATGGTTGTACTAATTATATTAATGAAAAGCCTATTCGCTATGATTACTCGCCTTGTTTTGAGGCATCTGAGAGGCCGGTAAATAGAAAAGACATGGCCGAGATATACGGCGAATTAAATCATAAAGTGCAGAGACGTGATGAACGTGCTATGAAACGAGTGCGGGATATGCATAGTTCATTCTTTGCGGGATTAGATCCTAGAAGAAGACAAGAAGTAGCAGATGCTGGGATGATACAGGAAGATGATAGAGCTATAGCAAATCTTCCACAAAATTTTATTAATAGAGAATACTCAGATAATGGTTTTTATGAAACTCCATATTTGGATGATATCACAGATAATGAATATTAAGGAGTAAGTATGGCTATCAAGAAGAGTAAAAGTAAAAAAGTCACAGTCGCAAAGGGCGTTAAGATTAAAAAGGGCGCAGAGGAAAAAATGCGCAGCAAGGCGGGTAGCTCTAATGCGGGAAAATACAAGAAAGTCGAGCCAAAGGACTTTGCGGGTGCTTCTGGGGGTGCTTCGAAATTTAGCTATCCAATCAATACCAAGAAGCGAGCAAGAGCTGCACTAGCCTATGCACATAATGCTCCAAATCCTGGTGGTATACAAAAAAAAGTATATAAGGCATATCCGGTTCTTAAAAAAAGTAATAAAAAAGGATAGTAATGAAAAGAAAGAAATTAAAAAAGAAAAAGCTCAAAAGTAAAGTAGGAATTGTATTCGAAGAATTTAAGGAAGGAAAATTAAAGAGTGGTTCAGGTAAAACCGTGACTAATCCTAAGCAAGCGATTGCCATAGGTATTTCCGAATCTAAGAAAAAAAGAAAATAAATAAATTCAGTAGTAAAAGCGTAAATGTGAAGCTGGTTAATCCCAGCTTTTTTTGTAGGATTTATAAATATGAAATGGAAAATAACTGATATTCAGTTTCATAATGGAGATTTGTCACATGAAAATGTTATTCAGCGTAAAAAGTGTTGGAGTCATGTCTCATTTATTTTACAAGATGCCATTCATTTTAAGAAATTAATTATTTTCTTTGATGGTGATTCATTTAATACAATAATTCCAGAAGCCAGTGGAATATTATATACTATAATTGATCGTACTCTGAAAAACTACATTAAAGGGTATATTACAGCTCAGGCTATTAAATATTTTGAGGCACAATGAACGAAAATAGAAAGACAGCTGGGCAAGTACAGCTTGAATTAGTAGGGCAGTCACTAAATGATACGCACTCAGCACATGATCAAACTTTAGAGCAACTCTCAGAATATGAAAAGAATCTTGTGCAAAGAGTAGAAGCTGCTAAGCGAGAGTATGATAAAGACTTCTACATTGTTGTAATTACCAAGCGTGAAAAACTACTGGATCGTATATTGCGTCATTATTTTTTAGCCAGACACACTTGCCCCACGCCGCAGTATGATGAAGCTGTTTATAAATATACTCGTAAAGATGACAGAATTGAGTTTCTATGGGTAGTCCCAAGCAAACCCACATGCGAAGAGTTTGCTTTTAATCCTTTGGGCGTGCCAGAAGATGAAAAAGAATTATATAACTTTGTGTTAAAATTCAAGAATGGTGATTTAGATAAATTGGCCATGAAGCTAAATGGAGAAATTATCTATGGAGAAATTATCTGATGAATGATTTGCCCTCGAATTTAATAATTGAAAAAAAAATCAGAAAACCTAAATTGCATCAAGATGAAATACTTCTTATTTCTGAATGTCTGGATTCATATGATTTTGTCGGATTAAAATCCACGCTAAGGTCTATATTGAGGAATCATGATATACCAATCAAGGAACTTACAATTTTAGGTGGAATAAATAGAGAGAACTTCTATAATATGCTTACTACTAAAACAGCAATGAAAGTAGACATATTAAATCAAATTCTTAATTTTTTCGGATTAAATCTTTCTATAAGTGATAAAATATAAAGGAGAAACATATGTTTGATGAAGAAATATTGGAGCAATCTCGGTTAGAAAATAATGAAAGTGAAACTCAGCAACAAGAGACGCAGCAAGTAACTGAACAGCAAAGACACTTCAAGAATCTGCGTGAAAAAGCTGAGCGCTTACAAAAAGAACGCGATGAAGCTGTAAGTTATATTAAATCAATGGAATCGCAGAAACAACAATCTCAAGAAGTACAAGATGAAGATTCATTCGAAATAGACCCAGAAGAACTTGCGGCAGGCAAGCACATCAATAAGATGGCAGGAAAGATTAAGAAGTTAGAGAATCAACTTAGAAACTACCAACAGCAATCACATGAAAGTCTTGTTGAGGCCAGAATTAAGGCTAAATACAGTGATTTTGATGATGTTGTTTCTTCTCAAAATATAGAAGCACTTAAAAACATACACCCTGAATTATGGAATACTCTTAACACATCCCCGGATTTATACAATAAAGCTATATCGGCATATACTTTAATAAAGAATCTTGGAATTGCTCCCCAGCATGGCTATGACAATGAAAAAGAAATAGTACAAAAAAACTACAATAAACCACGAAGTTCATCTATTGTTTCACCTCAACTCGGTGATAGTCCCATTACTAGAGCAAATGCTTTTGAAAATGGTTTAACTGATGAATTAAAGAAGCAATTATATAAGGAAATGACTCAGTCAATGAGGAAGACGTACTAGGAGCATGCCTTGATATTCCGCAATAAACTTATCTTGATACTTTTGTTATTTCAGGTCTGTAATGCTTCCAGGCAAAGTGAAATTTCAATAGGCATCAGACAAAAGTATGGAATAGAAGCACAAGAAACTATATTAAAAATGAATCATGCTCGCATGCACGAAAATTCCGGGAAAGAGCATGACCTATACACTAAGATATATTGGGATAAGGAAGGGTTTAGCCAAACTTTGAAAAAGTCTGAAAAAGCTCTATCAATAATTTGTGTGGTTTTGCTAATAATGTTTATAGGTAGAAATTTGTATGATTAATGTTAACTTTTCAGATTGATATGCAGACTCTAACACAAAGTCCAGGGTTATACAGGCAAGACATTGGTTTATGTTACCCATTATTTGTGTAAAACAATCATCACATACAATAACCATTTCTTCTAATGACTCATTGCGAAATAATCTGTCTTTTTCGGATAATGCTTCTTGATTAGTCCATTCTGAAATGAAGATTTTATTACAATTTATGCATGTGAATGTTTTATTTCTTTCTAAGAAGTACTAACGTGAAGTGTCAGGCAACATAAATCTCAGGTGGAGACATTAACTGCCAAAGCTAAAGATAAAAATTTATTGAAATAGTTAATTTCCGATTTTCCGATTCTCTAAGCAAATAAGAAATCGGAAATCAATTTTAGATAGCAATGTTTGCTAATACTTGGTAATATTATATCATTATGAAGGGATTCATTCAATGACAAAAATAAATGATTACTTAAAAATTCAAGATGCAGCTGATTTTCTTGGAGTTGACCCTAATACTTTGCGTAATTGGGAGAAAGATAAAAAAATTACACCTTATCGCAACCCCATCAACCAATATCGCCTATACAAAAAAGAAGATCTGGAAAAATTGCTCAACAATATAAAGCCGGTCTAATTCATATGATGAATTGCGAGAGCAGAATCCGAATAGGTTTTCATACTTAAGGTAGTAAAAATGTCGAAAGACAGATAGGAGTTGTGGGGGTCGGAAGCCCATAACATAATAAAATCTATGTAGTTCAATGGTAGAACACCTCAGAGCCTACATTAAATCATTGAAGTAACATATTGGTATTAAATGAATGTGCTGCATGTTTAAGGGCAAACTATTAATAATGTTAATTAACATTATTTGATCTATTTTTGGTGTTTCAGTTATACTATTGGCAGCGAAAACAGAGAGATCGCAACTTTCAATTCGGCGTAAAGTGAGAATCGCCACCTCGCGACGTATAAATATAAGACTCGTCATCTTAAGGTTAAAGTTAAACTTTTAATGCTTAAGGATACAATGGCTATTACAACTACTAGCTTATTGCCAGCGCCTAAACAATGAAATGGGCGCGTTAAACTATGAATGATTACTTGGAAAATCTAAACATAAATACAAATGTATGCTATACTTATATGGGATTAGCAGAGGAGTGTTTATGCAAGACAACCAGATCCAAACGCATTGGGCGTATGGGGCAGGAATAATGGATGCAGATGGGTGTTTTATGATATCTAAACACAAGCGTAAAACTAAAAATAAGAACACAGATCGAGCTTTGGTATTTCCAAAGACTGTAGAAAACTGGTCTTATACGTATGCACCAGCTTTAAAAATCGCGATGATTGAAAGAGAAGCAATTGATTTGATACAAAATACATTGGGATTCGGCCACATGCATATCGATGGCGCTCGGAAGAGTAGACCTAATTCAAAACCAATTTATCACTGGTATTTGAGAAACTGGAGAACAGCGATTACTTTTTTAAAAAATATAATTCCATATTTAAGGGTTAAAAAAGATAGAGCTATTCATTTACTTAATTTTTGTGTTCATTTAAGTAAATTTAAAAATCCCGGATATAAAGGTTTATCTATAGAAGAGCTAAATTACCGCGAAGAATCGTATAAAAAAATGCGAGAGTTCAATGGTAATAAAGTAGGAGCAACGACTGAGCTTCATGGGCCTGAGAAGGCATGCGACAGTCTAATCTTATAGGAAACTATAAGAGGAGGGAATAACAAGACCTCCCGCCAGAAATGGTCAGTAGGATAGCACTGGATCCGAAAGTAATAGAATGGTTCAGCAGTCGTTTAATTATAAACTGCTTTCTGTGCCTGTGCCAAATATGATCCATACAGTACCTGCTATGCGTAGAAATATGCCTAGAAATGGTGGTACAACTATGCGTATGAGAAGGTATAATCCTTTAAATACTGCTATGGTGCCTTTGGGTAACAGTGGTGTCACACCTCCACCTCAAACACTTACTGCGGTGGATAAACTCTATGTCCACTAAAAATCTTTGGTAATTGACTTGGAAGCCTAAAGTGAAAACTATGGTGACAAGGGGCAAGCAGGATAAAACCGTGCAGCCTGAGAGACTAAACCCAAAGACGCAGAAATGCGATGTGATAGTCCGATCAACGATCGAAAGACGTTGAGATAAGCAGAAATGACTTATCCCCCAATTTGGGAGTAACACTATGATAGATGCTAAGATTTCGTTTTACGGTAAATGTGCCGTAACAGTTTATTTGGCTTAGACATATGTGCAAATAAACGAGCAGGTTATAAAATTATTCTTTGACATATATGATTTTGCAAGGCTTGGCCTGCTTTAAATCCGCTCTGATTGACTTGGAAGCCCTAACGTAAAGTCGAGGGTGACAAGGCGCAAGGGTTTAAGTTTTTTTGTTTTTATAATTACGAATATGAAGAGATTGCATTTGTTCGAAATACATTTGTCTTTCAGAAATTAATTCTGGTGGATTAATATCTATGCCTTGTTGACCACGTTTTACTCCATAAATTGGTTTAAATGTGGCGCGCATTTTTTTCATTATTTCAGCCTGTTGTTTTTTTACTATGAAATATGGCATTAAAACATCAATTAAATGGGTTACTCTTTCACCAGTAGCAATCCATCGATAGTATGTTTCGCGAGTTGAATTTTTAGGCATTTGTTTTTTGGTATATTCATATATTCTTGCTCCAAATGTATTAATTAACCAATCCATTAAATTTTTATCACAATTTGTTATTTCAATATTGGTTTGATAATATTTGGTTCCTGTTTTTGGATTAGAACTAAAATTTCCTATGTATATACTTCCCTCACCATCTATTATTCCAGCTAAATATGCTAATTGTTCTGAAGTATATTCTTTTCGTTCATATTTATATCTATTCATAGAAATCCTATTTTAAAATGTAGTGTTACACTGTAAAACAAATTAACTAAAATGTCTAGCGTGAGAGACTGAGGCGAGTGGAAACCTTTTTGGTTAAGCGACAGTCCAATCTAAATAGATAATATTTAGAGGAGAACCCGAAGCGGCATATCCCGCCAAATAGAAATAATTTGGTCATAAAAAAGTAATAGAAAATGCACATTGCAAAATCAAGACCCGGTTCTTAATGAATGCGCTGCGAGACTTGGTGTTTCGTTAAGACAGACAGAAGATCAGTTAACACGTGATATGTTGGCATCAACAGCATCATTCATTAACTGTACTGGTGGCGTGAACGGTGATAACCCGACTGAAATAACACGTTCAGATGTTGACACGGTTGTAAGAGCTTTATTAAACAATAATGCTTATACAATCATGGATAATATAGAGGGTGAAGATAAATTTGGTACTGCCCCAGTTCGTGATGCATACTTTGCTTTATGCTCTACGCAGTTAACTGGTAATTTGGATAACGTACAAGGCTTTATTCAAAAGAACCAATATCCAGCTCCAATGAATGCGTTGAGATCAGAATGGGGTGCTATAGGTAACCTACGTTTCTTGGTATCTTCTATTGGTTCTGTGAGCCCGAATGCTTCTAACCTAGGAAACAATGTTTTTAACATATTCTGTGTGGGTATGGAAGCATATGCTATAGTTGAGCAAGATGGATACAGTGCTTCATTTATTTACAGACCACCTATATACGATGGTCCATTAGCACTTAATGCATCTGTTGGATACAAATTTGCCCAAGTCCCAAGAATCACTAATGATTTATGGGTCATAAACTTACGTGCAACCCAATCTACTTAAGGAGATAATATGGACGGAACTATTTTAGGGCAAGGTACATTTACACAGCCTGGAACTGCGGTAGCGCAAACTCTCATGATTCCTTCTGGAACTGATTGGATAAAAATATATAACTTTACTAGAGCAGCTGGTGCAGCTACGGGCGGTTTCCAATTCTATTGGCAGTTAGGAATGAATACACAGGGAACTGTGCTCATAAATACAGCTGGTGTGGTTACATCTGCGCAAACTGTAGCTAACGCTTTTGTCGTCTATAATCCAGCTTTACAGGTGCCCGGAGCTATAAATAATGGAAGTACTGGTGTAACAGGATTCACAGCCGCTAACCCGGCAGTGGTAACTGTAGGTGCTACCACTGGCATGTCAGCAGGGAATGTAGTGATATTTAGTAGCCTAAATAACCAGCCGCAATATGCGGGTATTCCATTTAGTGTAGGTTATGGGACACTTACCGGTACAACATTTAGCGTAGACTATTTAAACTCCACTGGATCAACGCCTTCTACTGCTGGAAACTTCAGGGTGATTCCTTATAATCCTCTGTTTTATCCTAGAAGAAGAGTTATTACAAATATAACAGCTGCAAATCAAGCTGTTATAACACTAAGTGTTGACCATGGATATACCGTGGGTCAAGAAGTTAGACTCAACTTTCAAGGTGGATCAAATTCTGCATTATGGGGCTCATACGGTGTGCTAGATGGTATGTCCGTTATAATTACTGCTGTGGATACAGCTACTGGAGTTGGTCATAATACTATAACTGTTAATGTGAATACTACGGGGTTCGGTGCATTTGCGTTCCCAACAGCCGCAGCTGTTCCATTTACACCGCCAGAAGTTGTTCCTTTTGGTGAAGATACTGCTACTGCATTAGCTCAAGTACCTCCTTTATCTGAATTGGCAGACGCGACTGTTAATACAGGATTTATAGGAATGACTTTGGCCGCAGGTGCTAATTTACCAGCTGGACAAGCTGGAGATGTCGTTTACTGGGTAGCTGGTAAATCAACATATGGTGGATCTTAAATCTAATTAGGT